AATATGCCACAAGGAAAAGGAACTTACGGAAGTAAAAGAGGTAGACCACCAAAGAAGTCTACTATGAGAAAGAAAAAGAAAAAGAAATAATGGCAATCTATCAAGGCAGAACAGTAAAACTTAATAAACCCATGCGTGGTGATGTTAAGAAATTTAAGGTTTTTGTTAAGGATAGAAAAACAGGCAATGTCAAAAAGGTTAATTTTGGCTCAAAAGAAATGAGCATTAAGAAAAATATACCTGCCAGAAAAAGATCATTTGATGCTCGTATGGGTGGTGTCTTAAAGCGAGTAAAAGGGCAAAAAAATCTTTCACCTGCTTATTGGAGTTTACAAGCGTGGAAAAAAGGTTTTAAAGTTTAATGAATGTCAAAAGAAGCCACCCTCAACAAATTAATAGATACACATGAAGAACGTATTATTGGTGTATTAAAAACACTAGAAGATAGAATAAGGTCAGATTTGACCTCTAAGACACAAGGCGGTAGCACATTCAATACAAAGTTTGCTATTGCTTATAGACCAAATATTAAAAATTTCATTCAAGGAATTTATCTCAAAGAAGCTGATGCTATCATTAATGAATATGATGAAATTGTAAAAGAATATCAAAAGGTTATTAAAAAATTACCAATATCAAGTAAATTTAAGTTATTACAAAAAGCAGATTTAGAAGTTATTACCCAATTAAAATTTCAAGCATTTAGTGGATTCCAAGATGTCGCTAATGCTTTTTTAGATACAATATCAAACGAAGTTTATCAATCAGCATTAATCGGTAGATCGTTTAATGATATGGTTAAGAATATTGCAGGAAAGATAAATGGTGTTTATCAACGCTCTAATGAAAACGCTATTAATAGATTAGTAGATTATATTGAAAAAAATAGGTACACGACTAATAAAGCTATTTTAGATAGAGTTAATTCAGCAAAATCAACATTGGCTAGTAAGTATGGTGCTGATATCTTAGGTGAAAATATGCGTAAATATTCTGGCCAGATAGCACATGATAGCATTATGCAATTTGATGGTCAGTTCGTTAAATATAAAGCAGATCAAGCAGGAATTAAGCAGTTTAAATATTCTGGTACAAGAATAGATACAACCAGAGATTTTTGTGCAAGACAAATGGGTAGAGTATTTACAGAAGAAGAAGCTAGGAATTTATGGAGTAATTCAAGGTGGAAAGGTAAGTCTGGAAGTGATCCTTTTGTTGATAGAGGCGGTTATAGATGTCGTCATAGCTTTATTGTTTATGATCCTGAATGGGAAACTATACTTGACGAAGAATAAAATATCTCATACATCTTAAAATAATACTAACTTTAAAGGAGTATAACTATGGCTGACGAGCAAAACACGGAACAGGTGGAACAAATAACAACAGAAAATGTTGAAAATGTAGAAACAAAACAGGAACAACCAAAAGAGACTTATGTAAATAATAAAGGCTCACAAATTGATATTGACAAAGTTGTTGGTGAAAGACTCAAGCGTAGAGAAAGACAGATCGTAGAAGAACTTGGTGTAGAAGATTTACAACAAGCTCGTTCTGTTATTGATGAAAGAAAAAAACTTGAAGAACAAAAACAACTTGAAAAAGGTAAGTTTGATGAAGTGATGAAAAAGAAAACGCAAGAGTTTAATGAAAGAGTCACTAAATTAGAACAGGAATTAAAAAACGAAAGAATAGATAAACAGCTTATAACTGCGGCATCAAAAAATAATGCTATTAATCCAGATCAGATTAAACAACTGATGAAAGATACAGTGCATTTAAATGCTGAGGGTAAGGTTGAAGTTCTTGATAAAGATGGAACACCACGCTATAACAAGCAAGGTGATCCTCTTACTGTTGAAGAAGCAGTGCAGGAATTTCTTACGCAGAACTCACACTTTCAAAGCGCAACTCCAAGTGGGAGTGGAAGTGTTAGTAATGTGGGCAAGTCAGATACGAATAAGACTTTAAATATTTCGGACTTAGATATGAGTAAACCAGAAGATCGTAAAATGTATGCGGATTATCGCAGAAAAAGAGATTCGGTCACTCATTTAAAAATAAACAAGTAACTTTAAAGGAGTTAAAACATGGCAAACGAAAGTACAAGTTCAACGTTAAGTGAACTATATACAGAGATCGTTGCTGAGGCTGAGTTCGTAATTCAAGAGAAATCTATAATGAAGAACTTAGTAAAGAACTACACTATCGCAGGTGGCGGTAAATCTGTGGAAGTTCCGATCTACTCAGCAATAAGTGCCTCAGCAGTAGCTGAAGCAACTGACTTAAGTAATACTGCAGTCAATCCAACATCAGTGACGATTACTGCATCAGAAGTAGGTGTAATGACTACACTTACTGATCTAGCGAGAAATTCAGCATCAAGAAATGTTGCTGCAGATATTGGTAGATTATTTGGTGAAGGTATTGCAAAGAAAATGGACGAAGACCTAATCGCATTATTTGATGGTTTCTCAGTCACTTTAGGTGACGGAACAGGTGCGATAACAGCAGCGTCAATTTTTAATTCAGCATCAACATTAAGATCAGCAGGTTTACCTGTTGAAGAATGTTATGCAGTATTACACCCTAAGATTGCTTACGACTTAAAAGCTAATCTAACTAATACATTTGCTAACGCTAATGCAAATGACTTGGTTAATGAAGCATTAAGAAGTGGCTATGTAGGTTCTATTGCAGGTATTCAAGTATTTGAAACATCAAATATGGCAAATACAGGCACTGCAGGTGACTATAAAGGTGGTATTTTCCACAAAGACGCACTTGGTCTAGCTATGATGCAGGACATCAAGATTGAAACTCAAAGAGATGCTTCTCTAAGAGCAGACGAAATTGTTGCAACTGCAGTTTATGGCGTAGGCGAACTACATGATTCTTATGGTGTAGAATTACACTTTGATTCATCTATTCAGTAGTATAGACTATGGGTGGGGATATACTCCCCACCTACTATAAGGAAACTATTATGCAATTAGTAAAGTTAAAAAAAGGCGATAAAATTATTACCAGAACAAAATTTGATTGGGAAAAAAATTTAATACATTGGAAACTTAGAGGATTTGATTTAGTAGAAAATAAACCTGCTGAAAAACCAAAAAGAACTAGGAAGAAGAAAGAAGATTAATGGCAACAACAGAATTTTCAGTAGCATTGTCAGATGTACAACAATATCAACCAGATATTGCTGAATATGGCATTGCAGATTTTGATACACAATTACAACATGCTGAAGATGATGTTATTCGCCAAGTAAGAGAAGAATGGTGGGAAAGATATCGCCATACAGTTAGATATAAAGATATTACTAAGATTACGACTATTGAAATGAATAGTGCTTTATTAGTTAATTCTCAATGGACAAGAGCAGTCGTATATAGAGCTTTATCAGATTATATTTTACCTATGCTTACTAAATGGAAAGATCCAGATGGTGGTGATGGTGCCGATACTTTCCAAGTTAAAATGGATTATTACAGAAAAAAATACTCAGAAGAATTTCAAGCTATTTTGCGTGATGGTGTTAAATATGATGAAAATAATGATAGCACTATACAAACTTCTGAAGAAGAGCCTATCCACCATTTACGATTAATTCGTTAATGCTTGATGTCAAAGACAATAGTAAGTTCTTTAAACAACAACTAAAGAAGAAATCAGCAAAGATACATTCAGCTATACAAATAGCATTAGGGCAAGCATCTGCTTTTCAAGTTAGTGCTATTAGAGATAGAACAGAACAAAGAGGAAAAGATGTTAGAGGTAGGCCCTTTAAACCTTATTCAAAAGGATATATTCAAGCTAGAAGAAAAAGAAACAACGATCCAAGTAATCAAGATACAACACCTAAAAATTTTGTAGATTTGAACATGACAGGGAAGATGTTTAGTGCATTAACATTTACTACAAGGCCTAGTCGTGGAGTTGTATTTTTTAGAAGTGCAGAACAAACTAAGAAAGCGTTCATTCATAATGAAGGTAAAGGGAAAATGCCAAAAAGAGAATTTTTTGGAATATCAACAATAGAACAAAAGAAAATTAATGCAATTATTGCAAAAAGTATTAAAAAGGCGTTAGTATGAGTTTAAGAGAAGATATAGCAGGTAATATAATTACTACTCTTGATGCAGTCACATCACCTATTGAATTTAAAAAGATAACTCGTGAGCCATTTAAAGTAGAAGAATTAGCTGATCCACAGTTCCCTGCTTTATACATAACTACATCAGATGAAACTAGAGAAGATTTTGCATTAGGTGATTATTCAGCAGGAAAAAGATCAGGAACTATTGATTTTATTATTGTTGGATATGTTAAGGGTACAGAGACCAATATAGACACTAAAAGAAATCAATTAGCAGAAGTTGTAGAAGAAATACTTGATACTGATAGAACTCGTGGTGGTAATGCTAAAGAAACTAAAATCATAGAAGTAAACTCTGATGAAGGTACTCTTTTTCCTTTAGGTGCAGTGCGAATTGTGGTAAGGGTATTTTATGAATTTGTACGAGGTACATCATAATGGCTAAAAGAATCAAAATGATTATGCCTAACGGAAATAATAGTATTGAAGTTTGGGATAATGATATGGACAAATTTCTAGCGAAAGGTTATAAACTTGAGCAAGAAAAAAAATCTACTAGATCATCTAAGAAAAAAGATGTAGAAGTAGAAAAACAAACTAACGAAGGAGCAAAAGAATGGCAACACACGTCGGAACAGCAGGAGTAGTCAAAGTTGGTGCTAATACTGTGGCGGAAGTCACAGGATTCAACATTGATGAAACAAACGATACTGTTGAAGATACAACACTTACTGATACTTCAAAAACCTATATCGCTTTAAGAAAAGATGCGACAGGTACTATTGAATGTCATTGGGACGAAACAGATACCACAGGACAAGGTGCATTAACAGTAGGTGCATCAGTGACTTTAAATCTATACCCTGAAGGTGCAGATTCAGCAGATACATATTACACAGGAACAGCTCTTGTGACAGGCGTATCTCAAGCGGTCACTCTTGATGGTGTTATTTCAAGAACAATAAACGTACAATTCTCTGGTGGCGTAAGCACTACAACTGTATAATTTAAATGCCTAAAAAGGATTACCTTGAAGGTGCTATCTCACACTTTAAACACCAAGAGATAAAAATTATAGAAGTTGAAGAGTGGGGATTAACAGGCGAAGATGCTATTTATGTTAAACCCTTTACGCTACTCGAAAAATCTGAGATATTCAAAGGATCAAACGATAACGATTTAACTGTACTTATTGATGTTATAGTCAAGAAAGCAGAAACAAAAGATGGTGAAAAAATGTTTGACCTTGAGAGTAAAATAAAGATGAAGAAATTTGTAGACCCAGATATTATAGGGAAAGTTGCAAGTTCAATCTTAAATAACTCAGATGATGATATCAAAACATTAAAAAAAAACTAAATTCTGATAATTATTTCAGATTTCACTTTTTCTTAGCAGAACAATTACATAAAACTATAGGTGAAATAATGCAAATGCCTGTAGAAGAATTTAATTTGTGGATTGCTTATTATGAGATAAAACAAGACGAGCAACAAAAAGCATTGAATAAACAAAAGCTACAAGGTAAAAGAGGATAATGACCAATCAAGTTTACATAGATATTATCGCAAGAAATAAAACTCTTAAAGCTTTTAAACAAGTTCAAAGTAGTACAGAAAAAACAAAACAGTCTATCTTAAATCTAAAAAATGCTCTTATTGGTTTGGGTGCAGGTGCTGTTGTAAAATCCATAATATCTACAACTGCCAGATTTGAAGATTTAAGAACATCATTATCTTCAGTTACAGGTTGTGCGGAACAAGGCGCACAGGCATTTGATTTTATATCAAAATTTGCAACGCAAACACAATTCAGTGTTGAAGATTTATCAAGATCATTCATAAAATTAAAAGCTGCAGGTATTACTCCAACAGAAGAACTTTTGAATGTTTTTACAAATACTGCCGCAATTACAACTGACCAGATAGGATCGTTAGAGGCTGTCACTGATTTATTTGCTAGAACTGTAAGTGGTGGTCTTGGATTAGAAGAAATTAATAGATTAGGTGATAGAGGTGTACCTGTACTAAGAATCTTAGAAGAACAATTAGGATTAACAAGATTACAGATTAGTGAATTTGGTAAAACTGCAGAAGGTGCAAAAAAGATTACAGATGCGTTTGCAAAAGGTATACAAGAAGAATTTGGTGATGCAACTACTAACTTAGTAGGCAACCTATCTACACAATTCTCTAATTTACAGATTGCTTTAAGTAATAACGCAGATGCTTTTGGTCAAGGTATTGCTCCTGCAATTAAAGACACTACCCAAGAAGTGACAGATTTACTTGTTGAAAATCAAAAATTAGTTGAATCTCTTGGTAAAGATTTAGGTGATGCTCTTTCTTTAGTTCTTAAATTAGTTTTAGGTTTGGTAAAAGGGTATCAAGATTTAAACAAAGCTATTCAAGATGTCACAAATTCTAGTACTACTTTATTTAATTTATTAACAGGAAATAATTTTTTTCGTCTTTTGGCTGATACGCTTGAAGAAAATAATGAAGGTTTTATGTCTGCAGAAAAAAGTGCAGAAAATTTTCAAAAAAGTTTAGCACGAGTTGCAAAAGAAGCACCAATCCTTAATGAAAAAATAAGAAAATTAAATGCAGGATTTGAAGAATTCAAAGAAAATTCTGAATTAACAAACGTATTTAAGATTAAAACAGAAGATGATACTGAAGATGATATTTTTACTCAATTACAAGAATTAAGAGAAAAAACAGGAGTTGGTTTAATTAATCAAATCAAGGCTCAAAAAAGAAAAGAATTAGAAATATTAGAAGATATTAATGAATTAAGTTTAATAAGCGATGAAGAATATTATAAACAAAAAGAAAAATTAAGTCAGCTTTATGAAGAAAAAATTACTCAAGCTAAAAAAGATGAAATTTCTAAAAGAGCCACATTGGAAAAACAAGGGCAAGATCAAATTATAGATGCTGTTGGTGATTCTTTATCTAAAATATCTGGATTAAATAAAGATGCTTTTAGGGCTTATCAAGCATTTCAAATCGCTATGGCAACTGCAAATACATTTAGGGCAGTATCTAATGCTATGGCTACCTACCCATTCCCATTAAACATTGGTGTAGCAGGTGCAGAACTAGCAAGAGGATTGGCAACAGTTGCACAAATACGATCAATTGCTCCACCTAGACAAACAGGTGGTAGAGTATTTGCAGGACAACCCTATACTGTTGGTGAAAATGGAAGAGAGACATTTATCCCTCAAAATAACGGAACCATATTACCTAATGGATCAGGAATGGGTACAACAAATGTAAATATAACTATCAATGCTAATGATACAGAAGGATTTGATGAATTATTAGTTAAACGTAGAAGTGTTATTGTTAATGTGATAAATGATGCTTTAAATAGTCAAGGGAAAGAGGCGTTAATTTAATGAGTGGAACTTATCCAACATCACCAGAATTTAAATCAATAGGTTTTTCATCTGAGCAAAAAACAATCACATCTACTACTGATAGTGGAAAGATGTTTAGTGTCCAAATAGACGGACAAAGATTTAAGTTTAGTGCAACCTATCCCCCAATGACTAGAGCCACATTTGCTCCTGTAATAGCCTTTATAATGAAACAAAGAAGTCAGAAAGAAACATTCCAGATTGCTTTACCAGATTTAAAAAATGCAAAAGGTAATGTATCTGG